GCGTGGTTGGCTGTGATCGAGATCGTCGTAGTGGTTGTAGACGATCCGACGAATGTTGTTACGATTGCCATGACTGGTACCTATCTTAGCGTGTGACCTCGGCGGCGAGGACGCAACATTCTGGGTCAAGTGCTGCGTGAACGGTTCTTTCCACTATTGCAGAAACGTCGTTTGTCGCACGGTCAATAGCCTCTTCGATTGTCTCGGGAATGTTTACCAATGGGCCACGACGAATTTGAACCATTGAGGAGGCGTACATCCATTCGGTAGTTCCGACAACCTGTCCGGTCGGACCCTTCCCTGAATATCCGCGACCAGGAACGACAACGTTGTCCGTAGCGGTGAGCCACACGTTTCCTACACGTCGAATAGCTCCGTTGGTGGCCAGGCGGGTCAGTAGTCCTGGGCGCATGTGGATCATTCCACGAGACCCCCTGAGGCAGTCCCCCAGTCCATCCTCAAGCGCTGCGAGCGCACGTACGTGATCTGTGCCCCCACCAGTCACTGCTGAGGCCGAAGCGGACGCCAAGTGAGGATTAAGCAGTCCCTGCACTTCTGTCTGAATGTCTGCATCAGGACCCCAAAGCATTTTCTCTAGCCAAAAGCTCTCTCCGGAAAGTAGGCGACGACGTGCGAGGTCCTGGAACTCAGCGAATCCGGCGTTCTTGCTTCCATTTTCGTCAGACTCCAAGTCCCACGTTGAGCATGTGGCAGATCCGAACACGACATACGGGCTGAACGTGGAAATGCCGTTCTTACGGCAGTACCCCTTACGCTCGGTGTCGGTGTGACAGACTTTGAACATGGCGGAGCCGTCCTTTCCACATCCATCAGACACGTATTCGAACCCTGAATACCAGCGTTCGTCTGATCCAGTTTCAACAATCTGTGAAGACGTTAGAAGTGAAATGGTCGGCGGTGTTAGTCGTGGACCCTGCTCTACGCCCGTTGGGCCTCCTGCGTTCATACCTCTATGTTACATCTTCAAACTGAGTTCTTCTGACCAACATTATTGCCCATATTCATTCCCGTATAAACGAGAAAATCCCCACCATTTCTGGTGAGGATTTCCAAGATTACTGAGTAGCGCCTACGGGCGCATCCGCTTACGCTGTACGGGCGGCGTCTGCCGGTGCGTATGTTCCGGTCGGCAGGATTGCGCTGGTCACAGAATAGCTCTCCAGGCCGATGAAGCAAAGGCCATTGAACTCCTCGTAGAAGAGGGTGTAATCATTCTGCGAGTTGAGCGTGCTGTCACGGACGAGTCCGAGATCAAGAGTACCTCCATCGAGGTAGAGGAATGATCCCTCTGGGAAGAGGAACCACTGGAACTCTGTTGGCCACGTCGGTACGGCGTTTCCTGCCGTTGGGATTGCGAACGGTGCGCCTGCAGCGGTGGTGTTGTCCTGGAAGAACGTGATGCTGATTCCACGTGACTCAAACCAACCAGCGATCTGTGCGTCGGATACGGACAAACGACCCAGGCCATCACCCGGTGCCTGTGCGGCGAGGTCTACACGGAACACTTCCTTGATCCACCAAGGCATAAGCGCACGCATGGTCAAAGACGATGAGATGCGGTTACGGCTACGGAAGCTCGTTACTAGGAGAGCGATCTGCTCCATGATTGATGTGGTTGCTCCGTACTGCTGGACAGTGGTTACTGCAGTTGATGCGGTAGCAATACCGTCAAGAAGCTTTGTCTCGGCTGCACGAGCGAACTCGGCCATACCGAGCTTGATCCATGCCTCGACCTGCTCTGGGTACGTACGTGATCCCATGTTTCCGAAGCTCAAGCAGCGGCTGTGTGCGTCGATGATGCAAGACTGCTCGGCCTCACACGTGACGTGCAAACAAGGCTTCGGAGCGGTCGTACCGGCCGGTGTCTGGTTGGTGTATCCAGCAGCGTCCTGTGCGGCGGTCGTGATCCTGTTAGATCCGGCGAGATCAGTGATCTTCGGGGCCGGGAGGAAGCGAATTCCTCCACGATCTGCCTTGAAGTTAGGGAGCATGTCACGGACCGGACGAACTGCGTCTCCGTACGTGGTTAGCTGGTAGTAAGGAGTGAGCGGTGCACAGAGTCCACCAGAAGCAACAATCGACTCAGAAGATGCGATGTTGTTGATCTTGTTCATCGTGTCGTCTAGGTCATTTCCGAGACGGCGCTCCAATGGGAAGTCTCCGTGGACGGAAGCAACGAGGGTCTGGTTTCCGTCGCCCTCAGCGCCCTTCGAACGGATGTCTGGGCGCTTTGCGACCATTGCCTGCGCAACCTGGTCCCAACCCTTGAACTCCTGTCCGGCGTTGAAGCCGCGAATGTCAGCGCCCGCTGTGATACCAAGACCACGATCGGAAGGACCTTCGTCCAGTACAGGCTTCTCATCGGAAGCGAGTCCTGAAGGTGAGAGCGAGATGCTCGCTACCTTCTCCAGGTCAAAATCTGCAACGAGATCGGCCGGGGCCTCTGCGACGACTTCTGCCACTACGACTTCTGCGACGACCTCAAGAACGACTTCGTCGGCTACGTCGATCACAACTTCTGCGACGACTGGGGTGACGGCTGCGAGGAATCCCTCACCGGCCGCTGCTGACATTTCGGCGTCTGCGGCTGCGGTGATGACACGCTCGCTCATTTCTGAGCGAACAGCCTTCGTCGTAGCGAGAACGGCGAGTAGTGCCTCCTGCTTGTCAGAAGATGATTCGAAATCCTCTGAGGACTTCTTCTCCTGGTAGTCCGACATGAGGAGCGCTTCTAGTTCAACTAGAGACGCTTCATCAAGCTTGCCGAGGTCCAATGTTGCATCTGGGGTTACAGAATCTTCCATAGAGATAATGATAGAACAAGCAAAAATGTCAATGTGACGCATGTACTTTAACAGTGCAAGACTAAAGTACACTATAATTTACTTATGGGAGATCTCTCAAAATTCAACACAAGACGCATAGAGAAAATGGCAGATGTGTCAGGTAAACAAAGGATAATTCTCCCCTGCACGTCTTCCGCATCAACTAAAGATGGATCCGTAGTTCTGTGGAATCAGCGGGCCATTATGGTTAATGACCACATATATGCGACCAACTACACCAACAACAATCTCATTATCAGAGACGGCATGTCAGATGGTATGTACAGGAACGTTGGTGGCAGGAAGCACAATATCCGAGTGGCAGCGTGCAGAACGGTTAGAAAGGGACCAGACAGGTTCCGAGTAACTAAGATGTCGTGCGGGGACATGGACTGCATCAACCCAAGGCATGCTGACCGTTCGGAGTGGATAATAAGTGCACATAAGCTCTCTAAATGCCTGAATGGGTGCAAGATCCGCAGTGTGGCAATTAAGACCAAGGACGGCAAAACACTCTGCCCGTCGTGCCACAGGCGTGAAAGTGTGACTTGAGTAGGTGCTACTTACCTAGGCGCTCTTTAAGGAATCTCTCAGCCTTCGTACTGCTGTGCGCCGTCTTCATGCGAGAGATTTCACTAGCGGTCAGCGTCTTTGCGCTTCCCAGTTTGGAATCGGAATCTGACTGCGCTGCAGCGGTGATCGTGCTCATTTCAAAGCCAATCATCTCGATGTCAATGGCAGAAAGAGCTTCCTGAATAATCAACTCCGCATCGGCATCTTCTGCCTCTAGGGACTCTTCCTGTACCTCGACCTCTTCGACTTCCGTCTCAAGTTCTTCGGCTAGTGGCTCTTCCTGCGCTTCTGCTTCCTCATCGGCTAGTTCGACCTCTACAACTTCCTCGGGAACCACTACAGTTTCCTCAGATAGCTCGATCTCGACAACCTCTTCGGCCACATCGACTTCTCCTGATAGTGATTCCATAATCTTTTCTACGCACGGAGCACAGCCAAACTCTTCGGCTGTCACGACTCCTGCGGCCACCAAACTTGTCTGCGCACTGGCGACAAATCCGGATTGTGTACGTGGGATAGGGAATCCTGGCATGTTGACGGCAAGCAAGCCGACGAACTCCAGTCCGAATCCAATAGTCCTCCAGTCCCCAGAAACAGCACCGGCGCGAAGAGCGACGATCTGATCGGTGTTGGCGGTCGGCGCTACTGCACCTGCGTATGTAATTCCCCACTCGTCTTCGGAGGCGTGGATATATCCAGCGGCCCATCCGTTGTCATCGTAGTGGGAAACGGCTGGTTGGGCACCAAACTCCATTGCGGCATGACCTGTACCGGCCGTGAGCCGCCCTACAGACGCCTTCTTGCCGTCAGCACAGAGAACTGTGCCAGTGTTGAAGTATTGGTACCCAGAATTTGATCGTGGGGGCTGTACGCACTTGTCTTTGTATCCCACGTGACACGTTCCCCAGATTGCGGCGTGCCCGAAGATCCGACCATCCGCTGTTACCGTGAGAGGCGTGGGTCCTTCGAACTGGGGAGACTTGAACCAGTCAGACGGCGGTGCCCATCCCTGCGGAGCGGCGGCTGCGGTGACTGCGATCTGTGTGTCGTTGAATGATGACATTGGAAGGGCCGTCACAGCGACGATGATTCCCTTCTTAACGAGCTTGCGCACTTGGTCAGGGCGATCCACGTCGAATCCCTCTGAGACGGTTCCAGCCATGTCTGCTGATACTCTAGAGATGACACCTTCTTTGATTAGCTGGCGGGCTTCCTGTCCTTCTTCGTCTGATGAGAAAACTCCACGACCGTAGATGGTCGCTCCGTCTCTCCAAATATCAACGATGCTAGCTGCTGCCAATGAATTCTTGTGCTGCCCCTCGACACCGTTGATTCGATTCATCATGAGAGGGATCGGTGGGTTGCGCCATTCTGTGGCACCAAGCTCAATCATGCGTCCGTCGATCGTCAACTCATTCTCTCTGAGGATGACCATGACAAACTCACCTGCTCCCTTGTCGGGAGTGTATATGAAATCACTTTTCGTGACTGGCTTACGATCCAATTCCATGCTGTTATCAGTTTACGTTGCGATTAGGTACGTGAATGACATGTCGACTATTCCCACTCTGGGATGTATGGGGATACGATACACTGGCACCCCGCATGATCTCCAGGCGTATAATGTGAACGTCTAATCCAAGCATCCTGGGAGGAGACGGACAGAACGTCGTCTGTAAAGCTGTCGAATACCATCCCGTCTAACACTAAGTGTCCGGTGAATGGCCTCCTGTTTCCTGCTCCGTACACCCAAATCTTTCCGCTGGTGCTGATTCCGTTCTCACTCATCCAATTAGCGAACACTGTTCCAGCAGTCGGGCTTCCGAGTAATGCGGCTTCTGCGCCAAGTCCTCCTCCGCCAAGCGATGTGAATGTCGGCCTGACACTCCCGGCTTGTACGGAACGAGTGGGATCCAACTCTCCTGGAAGTATGCTCGTGGTACTCTTTTCCTTTTCAGAGTTGATTTTGGTCAATGAGGATGCATACGTCAATCTGGCAGAATCAACTGCCTGGTCAATGTTGAATCCCTGTGACTCGATTAGTCCTGAATACCCTCTACCAGAAAATACATTGGATGTGAATGCGGCCAGAGCGCCCCAAATCAGGAGCGCCCATCCGTTAAACCCGTCATCCACTTCTTCCTGCGTCAGGGTGCCGTCATACAGCCCCTGAGCATCCATTTCTGCCATACCCTGCAACTGTATAAGCGCTCTCTGGTCAAACCTGGCTAGTTTAGCTCCTGGATCTGTGGATGACGATGAGGCTGTCAGGGACTTTGCCCCTTCTGGGATGACGTTAGTCGCCCGTGCGTCCGGACGTACCGCTCCCTGGCCTACCCTCCGTTGGAATGGCTGCTTAGGTGGCGATGAATTTGGCCCTTGCGGTGATTTGCCCCTTCCAGGGCTTAGAGTTTTGGGGCCGTTACCGATCTCGCAGATGGAGTGGGCAGTGGGATGTCTTCGTACTCAGGTAGTTCTCCAGTTACCGCCATTTCTGGGTTCGCTGTCTTGATTCCCAACCTCTTTGTGTACTCACTTTCTCCAGGTGCCGTTCCTTCCCCGAATCCGTGCTCTTCTCGAAGAGCCTTGTCGGATATGACAATTCTATCGTGAAGCGCAATAGCCTTATCAGACTTATCAGGCTTGATGATTATCTCAGAGGCGTCATACCAAACCACCAAACGGCTCGGATCAGTTATTCCCGACTCTGCCAACTGCTCTGGCGTAAGCTTGGCCAATGCGGCGTGGAGATACGTTCGGGTCATGGCATCACAAATCAACTCAATAAGAGGCTGAATGTGTGCCATGAACGTGTCTTCCCTGATTGCCCAAGCTGTGAAGTGGCTTGTAGTTTCCCCAACTCCTAGTAGGATCTCACGGGGAAGTTCCAATGCGCTGGCTATCTGTTGAATTCCATTTTGGATGGATTCTTGCGCTCCCGCCGTGTCAAAATCGCGATTAAGTGGCTCGTATTTGATCTTGTTGATCGTCTCTCCAGGACCAATCAATAGGAGAGGTACAACGGCTGATGGGTGACTCTCGTCCTCCAATGGGGCCGTCATTGACTCAGCAAGGGCTTGCCACAGAGGGTTTGCCTCCATCTGATTAGAAGAGTCTCCCTGGTTCTGCCATGCGGGCGGCACCAACTCCTGTGGGAGTGCAAGGATACCAGAACCGGCGAGACGGCTCCGTGCTACTGCCTTCTCAGCACGGTTGAGCACGACGATCTTCTCAAGAATCTCAATAACTGAGCGGACACCAGAATCAGCTAGCTCGCTGTATTGTGGAGACTCCTTCCAGATCCTCATTGCTAGCGTGTTTCTCGGGAGTGGTACCGGCTGCTGGCCGGGGAGGCGGCGACGGCTGAACGAGGTTGTCTGCCCGTGCGTCTGTAGTTCGCTGATAGAGACTGCATCCCAGGTCTGCTTTCCGGTGAGTGGGTCCGTCTCTGCGATGATCCAAGCTTCCCCAGTCAAGAATACGTTGCGGGCAACCTGCCTGAGAAGGCCTCGTTGTCCACCTCGGGCCGACTTGATGTTTCTCACGGCATCTGCTACGGGGCCGGACTCAATGATTCGTGGCTTGCTGAGGGACTCATCCGTCTCAGGAAGCTCTGCCGCAACCAGCTTGATTCGCGCTAGAGTAGACCCGACGTAGTTGGTTGCGTAATATAGGTGTCCCTCTGTCTCATAGAGGTCGAACGCCCTTTGTTGCCAAGTCTGGCGGAGTAGTGTGAGGTTTGTGGCGTCTGAATAAGACGAAACGCTGTACGATTGTCCACCGGCAACGATTGCACCGATTGGTTCTGGAGCGGTCGATACGTGCTCCTTAGGCTCTCTGCTGAATATTCCCATTATTCGTTACCACCTGCGAGAACGTTCTGCACAGCAGAGACTCCATCCTCTAGGCCTAAGACTATGGTTCCTGGGAAGGGACCCCACGCAAAAATGGTGGGCATTCCAGCTTGAGAGAATGGTACGGGAGGCTTACCCGTGCACGACCTACAGGCCACGACTACACCGAAAGGGCGTCTACTCCGCGCGAGTACTTGTTTGCAATTTCCTGCACACCCAATTCCATTATTTCATTATAGCTCATCCTCCGTTGTGGTATGAGATGACGCCAGATGCGGCACGAAGGGCCATTGGGAAGAGCGCTGCGAGAGTCAATGTCGGGATAACGACGTAGCCAATGCTCACGAATAATCCTACCCAGAAAGAGAAGCACCAGCCACAGGAAATTAGCTCTCCGAGCCAATGCCCTTTTTGGACATACCAACCCTGTGACACCTTCATAGAGTCAATTCCTTTTGTGTGGCATCGGTCTTTCGATGTGTGCCCAACAGGAGGGTACCTGCTGAAAACTTTGTCTCGGAACCAGTTTGAAAGTGGGAACTTGTCCGCTGTAACCAATCTCGTGTACGAGAATGTTCCGAGGATTAGGATTACCAAGTGGAGGAACGTTAGTCCTTCGATTGCAGCTTCGATACTATTCATCTTGCTCTAATGCTAGCCTATCCTGGCGCTTTCTTCTTCTAATTCTTCTTTCAATTCTTCGCCTCTCCAGTGGAGTATGTCCGCCGAACATTCCGTATCTTTCTCTGTTATCGAGTGCGTGCTGCAGGCATGCGTCCTTGATAGGGCACGTCTCGCAAACACTACGAGCCTCACCATAGAAGTCTGACGTGTCTCCGAATGCTTCGAATATCTGACCGTCATCCAGCCACTCTTCTCCGTCTTCGTCAACTATGTCTGGGAACCACAGGTCCGAATTCGAACCGAGGCATGCTGCTAATTTGAAGTCCATTGTTCTCTAAACAATGGTATCAGCGATGTGGTCAGTCTTCCTGAATTACTTCTACTCCATGAAAGTCCAATGTTCCGGTGTATTCTTCATCACTACTGTAGAACTTCATTCCACCGCAGCCGCAGCCCTCCTGGATCGTGAGCCGAATGATAGTTCCAGCCGCTGCCTCAATATCCCAGGCCATACCGACCTTAGCCGTCTTAACGATTTTGTGCTGATTGATAAGGACGCCCGTCGTCCCGTTGTTAATAAAGATGTCTTCTCCGTCAATTAGGGCATTGACTTTTGTCATTTTCTTCTGTCCGTTGTGGAAGATTGCCGCATTACTTATGGTTTGCATACTCATCCCAGAATATCATCAATAGTGAATCCCTTCTCATAAACATACCTAAGTTGTGACCACTCACCGATAAAGTTTCCGTTTGCAGCCTGGTGAGGAGCGCTCATTCCAGCAAAAGCTACGTGCTCCAGTGGAGACCAGTGGCCGGGGTCCTGCGACGTGAGACGATCAAACAACCTGAAGTCCGCCTCCCGGTCTACAACCCCATCGTGTGTCATGTAGCTGACCCGAGCGCATCGGGCGGAAGATAGATGTGCAACCCCGATAGGTCCGAACGAAATCCAATCATCTGCCGTCGTGTACGGTGCGTGCAAATCTCCAGATAATAGCTTTGATGGCGTGCTCTCGTTATAGGCGTCCCGCATCAACTCTGCGAGGGCGCGAATCTCAGGCTGGGCGTCCTTGTGACAACGCTGAGCGAAAAAATTTTCATATTGATCGGAGGTTACGATCACGGTGTGGTACATGAACCATTCCATAGGACGGTTCAGGTGGCCCTTGTGCAATCTCGTGGACTTGTCCGGGTGATCCTTTATGTACTGACTGATCATTGCCGTGGTGTTCTGCCAGATTTCGTACAGAAGCCTCTTAGCGTCTGATAAGTCCTTTCCGGTCAATTCTGCGCCTCCCTGCATTCCTGGCTGCTCTGCGGGCCATTCAAGTGGGAATGCGGGGGTTTCCAGGGCACGCATCAACTGTTTCTCAACAGGGATGGCTCGACTGGAGGCCGAGTTGCGGCTGAACACGCGATGAGTGTTGAACTCCGCCAATACGAACCGATGGAAGGTGACCTCCATCGTTGTGAGGCGTGAGCCTTTGTAGGTGGAGTCAGCGATGATCTTTGCGGATGTCTTCATATGGAGATCAGTATATCCTTATAATCCGAAAGCGTCAGGAAAAACAGATTAAAATGTTCTTACGGACAGTCATGAGTCGGTCAGCGCTGACCATACGGATGCCGCTGTCATCGAGATCAGACTTTTCGAACTCGACTAGAGTCTCGTTCCATGTCATCATTGACTCAAACCATTCACGATAATCGGTCGGCCCTGGTTCGACCTCAATTTCATCGACCAGTTGGTCTGCGATGGCTGCACGGCGAGCGGTGTTGTTGAGGTTGCGCTGTTGGTCCTCGCGCTTGCGATTCTTGCCGCCCCACTCAAGATTGATCTGGTTGCGGCTGTGATTTTGGCTGGGGTTGCGGCTCATCAGAGTTCCGCCTTCCAGGCACGGGCCTCGCGGCGACGGCCAATCTGGCGGAGCTTCTGACGGCTACGTGGGCCAGACTTGGTGGACCCAGCATACGTGCAGCAGGAGCAAGAACGCCCGCCGCCGTGCAAAGCGTGCTCTGCCTTGAGGTGAGAGTGGAGAAGTGTGTTGCTCATGGATATAACTATACCCTTTCTTGGGAAGAAGGCAACGTGACGTGTGTCACCGCTTTGCCGTCAGTGGCGTCCCTTCTCAACTCGACGCTGTGCCTCCTTCGTCAGGCGGGCCAGCGTCTCCTGCAGGGTCTCGTCTGCCTCGGCCTCACGGCGGTGGTCTTTCTTGATACTCTGCTTTGCCATCAGATTGCGCCGCCCAGCGACAGTGCGCAAACGAGGACCACAACCTGTGACATGAAGATGAATGCTGCCGTCCACGAATTGTTGACCTTGATGTATCCTCGTCCGGTGAACATTGGGCCGACTCCGATGAAGAGCACGTACGGCATGGCCAGAATTGTGATGAGGATGATGCAAATTACGTCTAGTGGGTTCATAGGATTGCTATGGTACCAGTGGAACGGGCAAGAAGCAATGTGTCCTGTGTCACACCCAGAAGTATAGGTCTATAAACGCAAAAAGACCCACACCCGAGAGTGTAGGTCTTTCGACGGAAGCATGCCTGTCGTTTGGTGGGCCATAGAC